CGGGCATCCTGGTGTTGGAGGACGTTGCACTGATGCAATCACTTTAGCAGTTTATGGAACTCAGACATTGCCTAATGGCAATGTCAATGTTCCTACTCAAGCTGATGTTGTTTTGGCGATCAAGTATATTCTCCGTTGCACTGGTGACACCAAAGGTTACAACCTTGGTTTTGAGATGTGGGCGAAGAGGGTCGAGTTTGCGGGTCCTGAGACTACTATTTTGCCAACGCTGTTGACTGAACGTTTTTTCAGGCAAGACACCGCGACTTTTTGTCGCATTTGGGCTCTGGTGTTTAGAGCCCTTTATTTGCGTAAAAGTCGCGATGACGACCCCATTAATTGGGGCCCTGGCGGTGATCTTTTTGATGCAGGTGATGCTGAATTGGGTCGCACAGTAGATCAGATGTTGGCTATGTTGCAGGGTATCAACCCCGCAATTGAACGTGCAGACATTGAAACCAATGATATCTGGCGCGGTGTCAACAATGCTGCTTGGCTCAATGTCAATCAAGAAATCTATTCCCGTTGGATTTGGGGTGTTGGTGGTCATCGTTTTCCTCTTGATTTTGAAAGGGCATCAACTACACAGCAATGGATTGATCTTGGTCGTGATGTTGGAGTTGGTGTTGCGTTCAGTTGGACTAATCTCTTCAGATTGCCTGCTGGACATGAAGCAGTTACTAATGCAGAAGGCATCCCGTGTAGGAATGTGTTAGAAGGTGATTTGGTCATGCCTGCTGATGGTGTGTATGGCCGTCATGTCTTCGCAATTTGCAGTGGAATTGGTGGGTTTCTGAAGACTGCAGGCGACAATGCTCCCTTCCAGGCAACTGGGACGGAAGGTGTTTCTCGCATCATTTCTGCTGCTAATGCTGATCAACTACTGTCACGCATGTATTTCCCTTCAGTAGCTTTGCGGTGTGCGAGTAACCAAGCTTCTCACTTGATGGGTAACAGTCGCATGTCCAATAGTATGGCTATGGGTATTGTGGATACTGGAGACGCAAACTTTGACGATGTCTACAGTTCGTATATCGCTGAAGGCCGTTTGGTGGATTCTCTTGAGTTAGTTAAGACTTTCATTGATTTGACTAAAGGCGTGCTTGCATGGGAAAACCTCTCTCAAGAGCAGAGTTTGGACAATCAAGGTTTGGGTCTTTTTAGAAGCGCTGGTAGAGACAGGTTCATCAAAGAAGTTTGTTTCCACCCATTCATCGACACTTTGGTTTTGGGCATTTCTAGCACAGTGGGAGGAGTTATCAATGCCAAACCAACGTCGCTGGCGGACTTTCTCAACGGTACCAGAGGTGGTTTGGCGACAGCACCCATTGCTGAAGATCTCACTAGATTGGATGTCGTTGCACTTAGTGCTTGGTTGATGGAAGTTGGAGGTCAAAGCATGATGTGGCAACGACGTCTCCAATTTTATGACGATGATAATCGTTTGGTTGCTTCAACAACCTTCAATGTCAAGCGCAATTGTGTTAGGTTGTCTGACGGTTTTTATGGCTTACCTCGCATTGATTCAGTGTACCATTGGTATTACAGCGATGGTTTGGATGCTATATGGTGCGGTGTCAATAGCCATGATTGCTCACCACCTGTGGCGAGAACGATATGGACGCCTAATGGCAGACAACGCACACTGTTTGAAGATGGCACAGCTAATGTCACGAGGAACGATTTTGGTGGTGGATCACTGCAATTGTGGGACGGTGGTGCTCTGCATGCTTACGTGAACATTCGTATTGGTGGCGGTGGTGCTGCAGCTTACAGAACTTCTACGCCCAGTTTTGCTCCCGCTCCTTTTGCAGCAGTTCTCGCAAATGGGGCAATTGATGATCAAACCAGTCTAGCATTTCTGCCTGGAAAATATCTCAACTGCAAAACGCCAAACCGTTCACTGATTTCTGGACTCAAGGTTCCAACACGGCCAGCTTCTGGGCTCGATGTCATGCTCAACGCGTGGAAGGGAGTCGGGTCCTTGGCCGAGAAGCTCAAGCTATTTGGTTTGAGTTCACAAGGTCCAACTGTCCCAAACAGTGCGACTGGATCAGGCCACACAGAACCAATAACGGTGACTACCGCAACCAATGATTCAGTGAGCACAATGACGGGTAACACGGCAATCAATGACACAGGTGAGGCTAACTGATGTGACGTGCGACCGATCAGTTATTACAGTGGAAGTTTGCGTGTTTGTGGATGGCGAGTAAATGCAGTCAATGGTAGGAGCATACCTATCGTGCCTTGGCATGTAAGTGTGGTGGGGCCTCCGTTGTCTGAAAGTGAATATTTGTTTCTGTGCCAATTGTATCAATACAAGTTATGTGATGTACATTTATTTAAGGCGTGGCATGACCACAGCTTTGGTGGTGTGTACCCTGAACATTTGTGGTTTGATCTAGCTAAACTAGCACCAGATACTGTGATGGATACAGACATGACGAGAGGTCTGAGACACAAAGTTCCAAAAACGGAAGGCGTTTGCATCTTTGACCATGAGAATGGTTACGCAACCTCGGATAGTAGTGTTCCGACAAAACACATGTTGCCAAAGTTGCCCGGGGGTGTCATTTTAATGTACAGTGGTGGTGGTAAAAGCCATTTCATACGTGAGAACAAAGAATTGGGGCTTGTTGATGGCGATGATCTTGTGGACTTTGCAAAAGGTTGGAACAAAGACAGGAAATTAAGGAAGCAGGTGATGAAGCAATATGAAAACAATATTCTTCAATCTGCACTTAAAGGTGACACAATATTGGTGAATGTGAACGATGAGAAGATCATCGATAAGTGGGTAAAAGCTGGTGTTGTGGTAGGTTATGTGCCAGTTTCAAAAGAGTTGATGGAATGGAAAGTGAAGCACAATCTGCTCAGGTCGGATCAAGTGGGCAGAATGCGACATAGAGTTGAAGCACAAAAGAATTGGGCAAAGAGAGGCGTCAAAAGTTTTGAAACTCTCGAAGCAGCAATTGAAGCAGCAAAAAATTGTGAAAGGAGTCTTGATCAAAAATTGTTGCCACAGTTGAAGGAGATGGTGAGACGCAACCAATACTGTGTTGAGAAGCATAGTTGGATGGTGAGAAGGATTTGGCCAGGAACAAGCAAAATGCTGGATGAACGAGAGCAAGTGTCTGTTCCTTTAGCTGTAGCCATGGCGCAGCAACAGATACAACACCACGATGTGGATAGTAGCACGGTCTTTAAAGTTTTCGATCTGTGTCTTGGCATGGGAGCACAGTTGATGACTAATGCTATTGTTTGGTGCTGTGGTCTAGAAGGCGGTTGGCATGAATTATTGATGTTGCAAGATAAGTTTGGCTTCTTTAGCTTGGACATGAAAGGTTTCATGGACAGCAGCAAACTGTTCCACAGCCTTGTTAGAAACACAGATGATGTTTCTTGGTTTGGGGGCAGGTTCAGCGCGGATCATTATATGTACTTCAATTTATTACCGGGCAGGTTTTTCTTTTCGCATCTGAATTTCCGTAGTGAATTGGGGAGTAGGATGGAGGAAGCAAGACCCATCAACGATGGCGCGTATGGAGGTAGTGCAGGTGATTTTGAGGAGTTGGTTGAGCATGTGATTGATTATCTCGGAAGCTTGTTTGCCGAAGGTAGCGTGGCTAAAGCTGAGGCTGATATAGAACAGTTTTGCGCAGATTTCCTTACTTGGAGCACATCTGGCAGTGCACCAAATAAGGGTCTGGAGTTAATGATGCCTGATGGCTCCAGAATGCGCACTAGCGGTGGCAACAAATCATCTCAATTGAATAAGATGGGGATACAAGGTATCTTAGAGTGTTTGGATGTGGATCCCAGTTGCATTGGTCAGCCTACCTACAAGTTTGAGGCGGGCAAATTGAGGATGTTGTTACCGGGACCCCTATATCATTGGGTTGTTGAATCTATGGCGCTATGGGGAGGCGAAGGCCATGTTTTGAGAAGTGTAGATGAAATTGCGTTGGAACAGAGCAGTTATGTGGAGTTCATTCAACTGACTAATAGGTTGGCATCAACAGGAAGTGAGACTGCCAGGGCTTGTAGTGATTACGCTGATTATAACATACTACACACCTTCGAACGTATGCAGAAACTCTGGTTGGCTCAAGCTGATGCTTTAGATGCTCGATTGGCTTTGCCTGCCGGAATGCGAAGTTCGGACAGTGATGGTATTCTTGACTTCATCCGGCGCGCTTGTCGTTGGGCTGCAGCCGCATTGAACAATGTGCAAGCGCGCTTGGATGACGGTGAGTATGTAAAATTAGTTCGAGGTCTGTGGACGGGTTGGAGGAGCACCATGTAAATAAATGTCACGTTTAATTTCGCTTACACCACTGCTCAAAGAATCATGTTTATTCGCGAATATGGTATTGATCCATTGAGCAGATACAATGTACTAGGCGATGATATGGAAGGTGATTCACCATCATTGTGGACGGCTTTGAAATTTGTAAGTCTCATTGATCCACTGGGCTTGGACGCGCAAGCGAGCAAACAAATGGTGAGCTTGCGTCGCGCTGAATTTCTGCGCCTAATGTATCGTGATGGAAAAACTATCACAGGTAGTTACTGTCGTGGTATCACAGGTTTCACATCAGGAGACACACAGACCAGTCCCAGATACGCAGGAGTGAGATCAGCGCAGAATATATGTGAGGGGTTGAACCGTATAATGCGCAGAGGTGGCGATATTGAGAAACTTGAAAGAGCCAAAAACTTGCTAATCAAACATTGGACAGCAGTTAGGATTGGTGATCAAGTTTATAGACCATCTGCTGATGTATTGAGATCACCTACCTGGATGGGGGGTATGGGGATCTGTCGTCATGACGGTAAAGAT